GCAAAAACGTAAACTTACTTACATGAGTAACATTTACGTTGTGAAAGATCCAGCAAATCCTGATAACGAAGGTAAAGTATTCTTATTCAAATATGGTAAAAAAATATTTGATAAACTTACTGCAGCAATGCAACCTGAGTTTGAAGATGAGGAAGCAATTGATCCATTTGATTTCTGGCAAGGTGCAAACTTCAAGTTGAAGGCAAAGAATGTAGCAGGATACAGAAACTATGATAGTTCTGAGTTCGCTGCAGTAAGTCCATTACTTGATGATGACGATGCTCTTGAAGCATTATGGAAGAAACAATTCTCACTTGCAGAAATTGTATCTACCGATCAGTTCAAGTCATATGAAGATCTTAAGAAGAGATTAGAATATGTTCTTGGAAGCAAGAGACCTGCACAAGACCCAGATGTCTTTGATGAAGATAATGATCGTGGTGAAGCAGAAGAGTTAGTAACTGCTGCTGTCTCCGCACCTCCAACTACCTCAACGGTAGATAAAGAAGAGGATGATGCATTATCCTACTTTGCGAAACTCGCAGAAGAATAATTATACAGGAGGTCAAACGACCTCCTTTTTTTATGGTAGTGTTATGTAAATATTTTCTGTTTGTGCTGTTCTTTCGTCTATGTATTCTGATGACTCAGCATAAGTCATAATATCTCTTATATCAGTTAAAAATTGTTGAATGTATTCTTCTCTTAAAATGTAAATATTTCTTTTTTCATCATTCAATCGAGTTTCATATTCGTAATTACTTATTCCAACAACAGGATTTAAATTTGCAGAAACATTATCTGGATTTGGTATTGTAAAATCACTATCTACAACTTTTCCCTTTGGTAAAATTAATTTACCATCAGCATTTTTTACCTCTTTTGTTTCAAAAAATCTAACTGAATTTAAAGATTCACCATATTTTTCTTCTGCATAATTATATAAATCATGGTTACTTAACGGCCATTCATTACGAACATTTAAAATACCTGCCACTGTTAAGACTATCCAATCAAATTCTGGATTACCATACAATTCTTCTGCGAGAGTATCAGGTCTTGTACCCTCTCCTATTTCATACTTTTCAAATATAGTGAAATTATTATGTAAATCATCTCTCAATTTTACTCTACGAAAAACATTCTTCACTTCAATATAATCAAGTGAAGATCTTTTTTCTTTTAAAAAAGAAGGGTATCTTAAATTTGGTAATTCTCTGAAATATCCCATGTTAGTATCCTACTGCTCTGTTTCCTGGTTTTGTATCATAATCAACATCGTAAATTGGTTGTAACTCTTTGAATGATAAATCCATCTGCATTGATACAGGAGTTCCATCTTCATAAGTTGAATATACACCATCAGCTGTGTATGTTGTTTGCATATCAGTTAAGAAGCATTGTTTAAACTTGTGTAAGAAAGGATGATCTTTATTTCCACTACGATATCTTAATTTAAATATGTTTGGTGTTCTAAGGAAGAATTGACTACCATTTGCTACACCTCCTTGTGCTTGTGGAGCCATGTTTCTCTTAAATGCTCTTATAATTAATTTAACTTGTTCTGCTTCTCTTTTATTACGAGGAGTTAATTTGAATGAGAAACGGAAGTTTCTAATTGTGACATCACTGAATAGAAGTTCCATATTTGGATTTAATATCTCACCATTACCTCTTGCTAATAGTTGATTTGGAGTTACGTTTGCACCAAAGATATTAACTGCCTCTGCCGCTAATTTCTTTGTAATTAAATCTGCTGCTGTATTTAAAGAAGTGCTTCTATCACCACCTAGTCCTGATTGTAAACCTTTTTGCACATCATCGTTAAACGCAGTTAAATCAAATCCTCCTTCTTGCTGTGCAAGTTTAGATCCTATCCCTTTCATTGCTTCTTCAACTTTTGATACACCTAAAGCTGCAAGACCATTTAATTTTGAATCCCCATAGACAACATTATTACTATCTTGTAATTGTGCTGGTATTGGAAGTAATATTGTACCTGCATTAATTAGTGGTTTACGAGATAATCTGGCATTTGCAGTTCTTCCAGCACGATTTGTGACAATATTACCAGTGACATAACGATCACTACCACCTGAACGATTTACATAAGAACTACCGATTGCTTCATATCTTTCAATATCTATCTGTAAGTAATCAGCATGTTCTGTAAGTAATTCAGCTGGGTATCTTAATACACCACCCTGTTTTTTTCTACCATATTTTGAGAGTCTCTTTCTTTTTATATCTTTTAGACCAGTGCCAGAATTATTTTTATTGTCTTCTGATACTTCTAAGGCTGAACCATCAAATTGAGGAAATCCATCTACTTTTTCTCCACTTAAAAATTGATCAACTTGATTTTGATTTTCTAAAACTGGAACGTTATACTCTTTTATTTGATCTGTTAGCCATTTATTATTTTCATTAGCATTATCTTCATTCTTAATTTGATTTACAGCATTGTTGAAAGATGTTTCAGGTTTTATAGTTAAACTATTATAATCAACCTCTATACCACCAGTCACACCCTCAGCTTTTCCCCACACACCACCAAAGTAGACGTATGTTTGACCGTCTGGTGCAACAGTAACTGATCCTGGTAATGGTTCTGACATATATCTTTTTAGTTATTTATACGGAATTTTGCAAATGGTATAGTATTTAGATCTTGTAACTCCTCATTTGTAACTTGATAGAGTTGACCTACCACTTCTTGAAAGGTATATGAACGAGATTGACCCCAATGAAAGTTGATACCTTTGAATCCCCAATCAAATATATTCGTGACTGCAACCAATGGATTTTGATCATATCGACCAGGTGTTTTTGGTTGGTACACAAATACATATATCTTACCTATTTCAGGTATTGATTCTTGACTTTCACCCAAGACATCCATGATTTCAATCATGAGATCATCAGCATCTTCTGTTCCAAGAAGACCATCTACTAGTGGTGCAATACGACTCATTTGATTCCTAGTTCTTTTTCAGTCATCACTTTAAATTCCCACAAACGATCTTCACAAAACTCTGTTGCTGCTTTCCATTTTGCTTGGTTCTTAGCGTATTCATAGACTTCTCTTAAATAATTCTTAGTCTGTCTTTTGGGTTTTTTTGGTTTTTGTGTTTGTTTAAGTGGTTTTACTTCGATTAAATATGTTTTAACACGACCAGTGTTCTCTTGAACCTTGATATAAAAGTCAGGAAAGTATCTGTGAACTCTATTATCAACAGGAGAACGATAGGGTAGTGCAATTTCTTCACTTCCCCATTCAAGTATTTTCTCATTCTTGTCACAATAAACCATGAATTTTCTTTCCCAAAGTGATCTGTATATAATGTTTGTAGGATCACCTTTATACTTTCTGGGATAGGAAGGATAATATTTTCCTTTATATGACATAAATAGAAATAACAATCATACTTATTTAGAGTGGCAGAGACACTAGTAAAACCGTTTAATATGGCAATTGCCAATCGTCTAATGGGACCTTTGGCACAAACAAACCATTTTTTGGTAACAATATCCTCATTAACACCAGAAGTTGAGGCATATATTCAAAATTATAGTGATGCGTCTGATTTTAGGAGATTTCTTGCTGAAAGGGGTGGTATATTATGTAATGATGCAAGTTTACCAACAACTTCATATGCAACAGCAGAGGTAAAAGATAATTTCATGGGCATACCTCAACAATATGCACATACAAGAATCTATACAGACATTGATTTTACTTTTTACGTTGATGAAAATTATACATTATTAAAGATATTTGAAGGTTGGATGGAGTATATTTCAAGTGGTTCTAACCGTTTAATGGAGCAACAGACGAAATCATATTATCGTAGGATGAGATATCCTGACTCTTACAAGTGTAATACACTGTATATCAATAAGTTTGAGAAAAACTTTAATAGAACTATGAGATATCAGTTTATTAATGCATTTCCAAAAAGTATGTCATCAGTTCCAGTGAGTTACGGACCTGCTGATATATTAAAAGTTACCGTATCTTTCAATTATGACCGCTATATAGTAAGAGGTTAAAATACCCATATAAATAATTTTAATGAATTGAAAC